TGGGCGCCATCGCGAAGGGTGGTGAGGCCCAGAAGGGTCGTTGGCTCCTGCAGCTCACCGGCAAGGGCTGCGGCATGGTCACCGACTGGGCGAGCCTGCGCGAGTTGCTCGAAGGCTTCGGCGCCAAGATTACGCGCGTGGACCTGGCTGTCGATTTCCTCGACGGTGCGCACACCGTCGACGAGGCGGTCGAGATGGTCGACGCTGGCGCGTTCACGAGCAACGGCCGCAGGCCTTCCACGAGCGTCGCCGGCGATTGGCTGGACGAGGTCCACGGCCGCACGCTCTACGTCGGCAAGGCCGCGAACGGCAAGATGCTGCGCGTGTACGAGAAGGGCAAGCAGCTCGGCGACCTTTCCTCGGACTGGGTGCGCTTCGAGGTCCAGCTCGGCAACCGTGATCGTGTCATCCCGTTCGAGACGCTGACCGATTGCGACCGCTTTTTCGCAGGTGCCTACCCTGCCCTCGCGTCACTAGTTGCGGCCGCTGCAGAGGCCATTCCGACCACGCAGACCGAGACGCTGACGAACCTCGGCCACCTTCTCTATCACCTCCGCCGTTGCTACGGAAAGGCCCTGCATCACGCATCGGTCACGGCGGGGGCAACCAACACCGACCTCGTGGAAAGCATGACTGTGATCGGTCTACCACGCAGGCTCAAACCTTCCGGTGTGGTGGCCGGCGTCGAATGGGCAGACGTCCATGCCCAAGTCAAGAGCTATTCCCAATGAAATTCAAGGTCACCGAGGTCGTTCGCGGCTTCCAGAACGCGTCGTACAACATCGACGGCAAAGAGGTGTTCACCAAGGTCATCTTCATGGACGCGGCCATGAACGAGGACAGCGGCGGCAAGGGCTTCAAGACGGTCGAGCGCAAGTGCGTGTCGCCCGAGGTCATCACCGCCATCGCGCACAACCCGTTCCCGCTCGAGTGCGAGCTCGAGCTCGAGGAGCTGGCGACCAAGAACAAGAGCGAGTTGTTCGTGCGCAGCATCCGCCCGGTCAAGGCCGTGGGCCCGAACGCCCAGCCGCTGAAGTCGCCGGTGGCGCAGTGATGGGAGCCGCTCTCGCCCTCCTCCTCGCCGGGTTGTTGGCCGGCATGGGCGTGTGCGGCTTCATCTGGGCCGCATCGGAGCGTGCAGCTCGGCGTGAACGCATCGAGCGTGCGCGTCGTCGCGATCACGCCAAGGTGCCGGCCATGCAGTGGGGCGCGAGGTGATTCAAGCGGTTGTCACTAGTGACGCACCGATGACGCCTGCTCAGAGGCAGGCGGCCTATCGGGCGCGCAAGGGCAAGCAGGTCAACGTCCTGTTGCCCGACGACGTGAAGCAGGGCCTCGATGCGTACCTCGCGCGGCAGCACATGGACGGCCAGGCAGAGCTGACCACAAGCGACGTCATCGTGCGCCTTCTGCGTGCGCAGTTGCTGCGCAAGCGGTGAAGCCATGGCCGACCCACAAGTCATCCAGTGCGCCGCCCAATGCACCGTCACGGTGGTGCACGAAATCTCATTGCCTCCGCTGCAGCTCACCGCTGCAGAGGGAGCACAAATCGTCCTCGCCATCGGGACGGTCTGGGCAGTCGCGTTCGGCTTCCGCATGGTCGCTCGCGTGCTCGGTACAGGTGATGGAAACCAACCAACTGAAGGAAATTGACATGACGAAGAACATCGCGCGCGGCCTGGCCATGGCGGGCGTCCTGGGTGGCGCTGCCGCCGCCAATGCTGCTGCGATCGACGTGAGCGCCCTCACGACCGATATCGGCTCCCAGGCCGCGCCCATTGGCCTGGTCGGCGTGGCCGTGCTGCTGATCATCGGCGCCGTGAAGGCGTTCAAGTGGGTTCGCGCCGCTCTGAGCTGATCGCGCTTCGCGTCCCGGACTGATCACCCGGGCCGCTTCACCAAAGCGCACGCGTCGTGCGCTTCGTTGAGGCAGAGCATGGACCAAGGCGGCATCTACGTAATCATCGCGGGCCTGGGGGCGCTGTGGCTCATCTTCTCCGTCTGATCGTTCTGGCGGTGTGCTGCTGGGCGAGTGCGGCCAGCGCGTCGATTCCCCCATTGACGACCGGATATCAGGCTGTGGTGCCTGCGCCGTACAACGCGGTTGTGCCTGATATCAATCAGGCATGTGCGAATGCACTTGCTTGGTTCAACTCGACGGCTGGCAACCGCTTTTCGTTGATTGGTTGCACCGTGGGGTCGCCGCCTCAGGGTGCGCAGTTCAAACGTGATGATGGCGCGACTGGTTATGGGCAGCCGATCAACCAGGCGAATGGTCAGCAACTCTGCCCAGCCAATAGCACGAAGGTGGGCACCGTGTGCAACTGCAACGCGGGCTTCGAGGAGAACCCTGGGCGCACTGCATGCGTGCCGAAACAGACTGCTGCCGACAAGTGGAAGGGCTGGTGTCAAGCGGCGCTTGGGCAGGCGATCGGCTTCGCCGAGATGG